TATAATAGGTACAGTGATTGCCAAGAATCATGTGAACGAAGATACCCATGTCTTCAAGGCGTTGAAAATAATGTTGACGCACCCTGCTCCAAACATTAAAATCAATCCCCTTACGATTATCAAACGTGTCACCGAGGTCAATAACAGTTTTGATTCCATGTTTCTCAAGTGTAGGAAAGAATACCTCGTCATAGAATTTTTTGAAGTATTCCCAAAACGCAACACTTCCCTTTCTCCCGTCTAGATGTTGGTCTGTAATCAATGCTACTGTCATCGTTTAGATCTCATTTCAAGGGATTCTTTGATACTATTCATATCAGAGTAACTGCTATTATAACCAGCCATGTCACCGCTGTAACTGTCTGTATACAAAACTTCATCAAACCCAGACTTTTCAAGAATCTTAGTTTTGATTTCTAGTTGCTTTTTCTCACGTTGAATCCTACGCAAGAAAGCATAATAGATAATCTGAGTGAAGTAAGCAAATGGATTGGTTGACTTCTCTGGATTAAAGTTATCGATATACTGAAGACAGTTTTCGATCCCATCACAGATCATATCATCCCTAAACATGTAGTTGACAAAGTTAGGTTTGTATGATAGGTGGGTAGCAATCTTTAAAAAACATTCCCCAATATAGTTGGGAACTTTAGGTTTGGGTAGATCTGCTTTTTTAGCTGCAGAAACCTGCTGTCGATACACCATCAGGGCATCGAGGAACTCTCGGTTATTAACATAGTTTTCCTTGGTTGTGCGTCTACCCATTGGCTTTTCGACTGTTAGCATAGTGTACATCCGTTGGTGTTAATATTGTAACACACCTAACGGTTATTGTAAAGGGGCTTGACACAACCCTTAAAATCGTATATAATAGCAGTGTTGCGCTTTCAAGATTTATTATATATCTCTTCTAATAACTTCTTAGATTCTTTAATAGATCCCAGATAACCTTCTGAGTTTCTGGGATTTTGTCTTTTAGATGAAGAGTTTGATTCTTTGCTTCTTGATTTTCTATATTGACTTTTATCTTTTAAATGATCTTCATAGAAAGAAATAATACGTTCATCAAGTTCAATCATAGTAATAATTTGAGAACGAGGAATAATAAACATATTTTCAAAAGTAGCATTCATCCAATCATCAAAGACGATTCCTTCCACAATCATCTTTCCTTTTTTTTGTTCTACTTTTTCAATCACTCTAGGTTCTAATACCACAATAACATCATCATTTGAATCGTAACTAACTTTAGCTACAATCTCTTCACCCGAAGTAAGTTTTATGGATGCGTAAAATTCTTCTTCCATATTATCTTAAATCTATTTTTATTATTTCTACATTAAACTTTTCTTCTTCGTATATTTTCAATCGTTCATCTAAATGTTTCAGGGTGTAGTTTTTCTGAGGAGTTCTGCAATACTCATCAGCAATATCATAAAGAGTTGCATAAGTTTTGTTATCGCCCTTACGCAATACACGCCCAATAGATTGTAAGTTTCTTACTCTTGATTTTGATGGTGAGGCAAACACAACATTGTGTAGATTACGAATGTTAATGCCAGTGCTGAATGTTCCGTATGAAGCTACGATTACTGCGTCATTTTCAGTTTCAGTAATCCTTCTAATCTCTTCGCGCTCTTCTGTGTCTACACCACCATAGACCAGAAAAACTTTACGACCTTCTTTAACAACTCTATTTATGCTTTCGTATAGAGGCATTCCGTGACGCTCAACATAGTTGAAGAGAACCAAAGTGTTACCTTCTAAGTCACGCACTAAGTTTCTAATCAAACGATTACGTTTTGGATTATCTACAATCGCATCGATTTCATTTTGATAATCAAAGAACTGCTCTGTTTCATGTTTGAGTAAAAGAACCTTAATACGAAAATCCGATAGATGACCTTCTTTGATTAACTTTTCTGTTTTAGTAACATGCTTACATTCACCAAACAATCCTTCCAGCACCCATTTGTGTGTAGCAGAACCATCAAGTGTTCCAGTAAAACCAAAACGATACTTAGCTTCATGGAGTTTAGTCATGATGCCAGTGAGTGATTTAGATTTGAATAGGTGTGCTTCATCTCCAATCACACAGGAGAAGTCATCAAACCAACGCTTAGGAAACTTGTAGATAGATTGCCACGTAGAAATGATAACTGCTTTCTCTACGTTCTTATCTTTACCTCCGTAAATCTTATGACAATGTTCTTCTACATCCCAACCGTAATCTTCAAAATCTTTATACATCTGTTCGACCAGTGAAGTGGTGGGAACAATGATGAGAGTTTTCTTTCCTGTCTTTTTATACTCAGAAGCATAGTAGTATCTCACTAACGAGTAAATCATCAGTGACTTACCAGAAGCAGTGGGAGAAAGTAACAGACGGCGATTGTTTAGAAGAGCTTCGTATACTGCCTTGACTTGATAATCTCTTGGTGTATGATTGGAGCAGATAGCATTCATGAATCCACTAACACCTTCTGGTGTAATCTGTGGATTAACTTCTTCTACATCTCCATAGAACTTATTACCTTGATACTCGATTGAATAACCTTTGACTCCGCTCCACTCTTTGAGGTGTGAGATGAGACCACAATAGAGCTCGCCTGTTCCTGGCGAGTAGAGTCGAATCTTTCCATCCCACATGCCACTTTTATACTGGGGCATAAACTTGGCGTTAGGGATATCAAATGTGAAATAATCTGCGAGTTCATAGTGAACGTGTGGTTCTGCTTTGATTGTGAGGAAGATGTTATTCTTCTTTGCTACTACAAGTTCTGACATTAGGTGCTACCATTAATAAATTTCTCCCACTCGATAGCGTTTTTGATTTGGAAACTTCTGTTGGATATCATTTTAAGAATATTATCCAAAAAGAAAAGTGCCTTGTTAATAAACTCTATCTTCATTTCAATATTAATCAAATCCTCATCCGCTTCCAAATATACTTTCATCTTCTCGGATGTTTTAATGGATTGTCCAAAAGGTTTTTCTTTGTAAACTTCGGGATCTGCTTCCCCTTGATAATATTCTCTTTTTTCTTTTAACTTCATACGATACTGGAACTCCAGTGCTGTCTTCTCTGTTGAGAAATCGTTATAGAAGTTTAAATATTTATTGTGCTGGTAAGGAATGTCTAGCGATATTTGTGCTAGGTCTGCTGAGTATTGTTTGTTTTTAAACTGGAAATCGATATGTGAATCTTCTTGCCATTCTGATTTAACATGATTAAAAAGTGTTCTCAAATCATCAAACTTCATATATCATAACTCCTTGTGATTTTTATCTGTAAAATAATATTTAAAAAACTTAAATGTTACATCAGCTGTAATGTAATCAACGTCTTGGTCTGCTACGTCAAACTCAACACCAGATAAATCAACTGGGAAAAGTTTTTCAAAGTTTACTATTCTATTTGTTCTAAAGTTACTATTTAAAATATGCAGCTCTGCATTACAAAATTGTATACCACTGTCATCATATGTTTCTGCTAGATTATTTTTTTGTATCCAATCAAATATAGTTAAATAGTTTTTTAAATCTTCATCAATAATAAATCGAACTCTAAAATCACCATAACGAACTCCACCTGCAGAAGGGATCGGTAGACTTCTGAATGGAGTTGGAACTTCAGTAGTTCCTACAGAAATATCTGGAACACCAGAACGTTGACAGAAAAAATCTACGCCAGGAAATAACTCCAACTCCAACTTAAATCCAGCTGGGGCAAGAAAGTTTCTATTTTTTGGTTGTTCATCAAACCACTTAGCAGGCATGACCTTATCCTTTTTTCACTATTTATTTGCATAAAAAAAGACCCCCTTTTGGGGGTCTCTACCTTGACCTGTAAATCAGGTGAGGTTAGTAACCTTAACTCTTCTGTAATACTGGTTAGTATTAGCGGTGAGAGCAGAACCGTCAGGAGTAGCACCAGCGATACCATTGCTATTCGTTGTTGAAACGAATGGGTTGCTGACCATACCGTAACGTGTCTTGAATCCAATCTTAGGTTGGAAGGTATCAGGATTGATACTACGAACCATTTGGAGAGGAACGTATGGGCAGTAGAAGAGACCTGCATCATAAGGTGAGGTGCCCTTATAACCCATGACGTAGTAGTGTTTAGCAGCCTGACCCTGTGAGTAAACAGGAGCACCGAATGGATCGATGTAAACACGGATACCACCCTGAAGAACACCAGCAAATACGTTACCAGTGTCATCAACGTTAAGTGAAGTGTTGAGAGCAGGAGCGTAATCAAGCATACCAGCCATCGACATAGCGGAAGCAACGTCTGCTGAGCAGATCATAAAGTTGCCTTTACCTCTACGTGTGAGTTGACCGATTGCGTTTGCATCACGCTGAATCTGGAATAGGAGACCCTTGAACTTTTCTGCCATCCAACGACCGTTTGAATCGATATCAAGGTCAAAAGTACCTTGAGTAGCAACGTCTTGCTGAGCACCAGGAAGTGCAACAGTATAAACGGTACGGATGATTTCGCGGTTGATCTCAGCGAGGATCTCGCTTGAGAGTAGGTTGGCGAGCTCTTGCTCAGCATCAAGACCGTGGATTGCCTTAAGGTCTTGTGCTAGTTCTAAGGTGTACTCTGCCTTGAGTGCGCGTGTCTTAGCAGTCACCGAGGTTTTCTCGATGCTGAACGCCATCTCGCGGAACAGAGTATTTGCTTCGCCTAGAACTTCAGAAGTCTCACGGCTCATGCCACGAGCAACTTCATAGGTGCCAGGAGTGCCGTCATTAAGAACAGCAGGGTTATTACCCTCAGCATCGCCACCAACACCAGCAGCAGAACGAACATTGTAGTCGCCCTTGTTGGCATCGTAACCAGCTGAGAAACCTTCGTCTGGTTCGTAGTAGAGTGCTTCAGCACCGTTCTGGTTCTCGTAACGAGCTCTCATCGCAAAGATGAGACCAGTAGGACCGCTCATTGGTTGAACGCCAGCGATGTCATAAGCGACAAGGTTAGGCATTGAACGGCGGATTAGGCTGATTAGGATAGGATCGAAACCAGCAAGACCAGCAGTGTTGCTTGAGGATAGAGCTGAACCAGCAGGTGCGATGGTTGCAGCGCCGAGTGAGTTTACCTGAGAGGTAACTTCTCCGAGCATTGCATACTCTTCACGAATAGCACGCTCTTGGTTTTCTAGCAGGGTAGCAACAACCTGTTTACGATATGCATCCTTGATTTCAGGAAGACCACCGTGATTTAGAACAGGTGCCCACTTTTCCTGCAAAATTCTTGTATCAGACATTTTGCTTTTACTCCGTTGAGTGATTGGGTTAAAATTATTTATTATTATCAGTTGCTCCAGCGTGAAATCGCCTGAAGATATGCTGCCATTACTGGCGATACTTCTTCAGTTGATTGCTCACCTGAGACTTCAGGGACTACTTGCTCATTAACTACATGCTTAGGGAAGTAGCTGCTAATGAGAGTTGCGACTTTGTTCTTGAAGTCTTCTTCAGAAACAAACTCTACTCCTTCAGCAAGAGAAGCAAGTTTTTCTCTTTGAGTATCAACGAGACCCTCGCTCATATGATTGAGGATAACGGTTTTTTGATAACCAGCGAGTTTATTATTAAGATCAATATTACGCTCAATCTGTTCGTTTAAGCGACCTTCCATTTCACAAAGCTCCTCAGTCATTGTTTCTACAACATCGACTTTCTCTTCTGGGAGATTGAGGTAGTTTTCTTCAAAAACTTTTTTCAGACCACCCATGAACTCTTCAGCAATCTCAAGCTTGAGACCTGCATCGAGTGCAACTTGGTTCTCTTCTACCCAAGTGGTGATTGCATAGCTGAGTGTTTCATCAACTTTTTCGGAGAGAGTAGCAATCTCTTCTTGGAGTTTGGCGGAGAACTGCTCTTCGAGTTTAGTTGCGATTGAAGATACTTGCTCTTCGATACGCGACTTAACAGCAGCTTCGAAGATTGTCGTTGCTTTCGCTTTGAAATCTTCGGAGAACTCTTCGCCTTCGGTGAGGGCAGCAACGTCTTCCGCAGCGGAATATTCGATTGCTTCCATGCCAAATACTTTAGTATTGTTCTGACCATTCTCTACGCCATAACCAGATGACTTAACTGAAAATGCCGACTCAACACCTTTGGAAGTAGTTTGAGCATCGCTAACTTTTTTGTTATGCTTTGCTGCTTTTGCTCCAGGATTGTCCTCACCCTCTGGTGATTCAAAATCCGAACCACCATTGTCTTCTTCTGATTGACCAGGAGCAAGTGAAGTGGCAAGTGTAAATCCACTATCTTTTCCACCACCGCGAGTTTGTGCGTCACCGACTTGACCAGTTACAGGATGCATGTATTGACCGATACCAGATGATTGGCCAGGAACGATTGCGGGAGAAAGCGCACTTGTGCCAACTTCTGACTCAGTTACAAGCTCCTCAAACTTTTCGTTTAAGTTATCTGACATTTGAGATTCCTCGTAATACTTACTATATGTTTATTCTATGATTATTTATGAAATTACAAACTTTGTAAGAAGTGGTTGAACGCCTTCAACGACCTCTCCTCAATATTTTTTCTGGTTGATTCAGAAATATATCTGTGGTATTTAGCAATATTAACTTCCTTAATAATCCCATTTTCCCACACCCACTCTTTTCCTTCCATGATTCCATTCACGAATGCGTCAGGTGCAGAGGGATCTGCTACAATATCGGCAGCAGTAGCGAGCATAAAATCATCACGTACATAGTTAGCCCCGTTCTTTTCTTCGATCGAACCCATGCCTCTAGAAGAAACTCCAAGTTTAACTCCTGACTCCAGAAGAGACTTGGCGATATTTCCCATAGGTGTATTTAAGATTTGTGCCTTACCAACAAAGTTGCTTCCTTCTGCTTTGAGTGAAACGATCTTATGTGACACACGATCTAGATTTACAGTGGGACCATCAGGATGACCTAGTTCACCGAGAGCACGACCAACATTTACATATTGCTCATTGTATCTACCAACCTCGCGTTCAAGAACGCCAAATGGATAGACGCGACCATTACGATTTTTAATATCACCTTGAAGAAATACACCTTCAATGTGTAGAATTTTTCTACCGTTTGATTCTTCTTCGAGGATTCGAATATCCTCAATGCTCTCGGTGATTAGTTTCATTGGTCTGTTTCCTCTGATGGTGTTTCTTCTACCTCCTCGTCAGGAGATTCTGGTTCATCGAAAAAAGAATGAGCAACGACTTGCTTGTAATCTTGCATTGCTTCCGCTGCTTTTCCATAGAGGATGTCAGCGATTTTATCGAGTGCTTGAACTCTATCGCCGTTACGAACGGCATTTACAACTTCAATAGTATCCATTTGATTTAATATTTATTTTTATTTATGATTGAGATGTTTTAGGTTTTGGCGTTGCTGCTGGTTCTGGCATTGGTGGTGGTACAGCTCCCATCTCCAGAGTTGCTGCGTTCATTAGGTTTGTGTGGATTGGATCTGGTATTTTACCTTCCGCAATCTCTGCTTCCATCTGCTTAGTTATTTCGTCATACTCTGCGTCATTTTGCATGAGAACTTGACGGCGAACATATTCAATAGAATAATATTTACCTAAGAAAGGATCGAGAGCTGTTGCAACCTGCAGACGATTACCCATCAGTTCTGCCTGCTTTAGTTCTTCAAAATGATTATCAAACTGATAGTCATATTGAATATGCTCTTGCATCTCTTCCCAATCTTCGGGAGTGATGATTCCTTTTAGAATAAGTTGAGTTCTTAGTGTGTCGTGGAATAAAGTACTGAATCTCTTTCTTAATCTTCCAATCCACTTGGAAAACTTGAGTTCATCTCTAAGGATTTCAGATGAACGACCAAGAGAGAATCCTTGGTTTGCATCATCTAAACGTGATGGAGGTAAGTTAAGTGAGTTGTATAGTTTCTTTTTAAAGTATTCGACATCCTTTAACTCTCCCAAATTTTGACCACCAGGCAGAGTTGTGATTTCAGTTCCTCTGCCACCTTCACGACGAGGGAGCCAAAAATCCTCAAGCATACTCATATGCTTTTTGTCATCGCGGATTTCTCCTGTGGCTGCATCATAAACAAGTTTGTTTCTGTAACGTGCCATTGTTTCGCGTAGATATTGCTCCGCTTTTACTTTGGGAAGATTACCTACGTCAATGTAGAAAATTCTTCTTTCTGGGGCACGAGACAAACGATAGATAACCAACGCATCTTCAATCATGCGAAGTTGGTTAAGTGATTTGATTGCTTTGTGCATGAAACTCAACGTCATTTTTTTGTTGAGATCTTGGATTCCTGAAGGAACATATGTAATAGCATCGGCAGCAATCTTCATGCCATTTGCCATAGCATTGCCATCAAAGTTTGCACTAGTTACATAACCTTTTGGATTGTATAAGTAATATTCAATAAACTCTCCGAAGTTATATTGTAGTGCTGTGCCACGAGTCTCTTGACTCATTATTTCTTTTTGATCTTTATTCTGAACTTTGACCTTCTTGATTTTCATTGGGTCAATGTAACGAAGTTCGAGAATACCTGATTTGGGATTGTTTAAATCTACTACTTTGTGATAATAAAGTCTACCATCAATATACCAGTTTCTAAAAATCTCGTGAGAACGAGAATCAAATTTGAGAAGTCTTTTAATATAATCAAACTCTTCTCTGATTTTATTTTTAATACTTGTGCTTACTTCTAGATTAGATAGTTCTATCTGAACGGGACTATCATCTAAATCAGATACAATAGTTTCGTTTACGATTTCGTCAATAGCAGAATCTACTTCTGGGTGAAGTGCCATATCACGATAGCGCCTAATGAGCTCAAACTCATTACGCGCTACTCCTTCAATGTCTACATACGAACCAAAATAACCGCCTGCTACAGCGGTTACTCCATCGTCGGCATTTGGTGGAATGGGGGATTGACCTTTCAATCCCCCCTCTTGTTTAATAGAGAATCCAAATAGTTGACTCATGTTTAAACTTACTCACTTTATTGATATTTATCAGGCTTGTCCTTGGATAATATTTGTATATGGATCAGCATCGCCGCGAGTCCAGTATTGAATCTGAAACTCAACTGTAAAATCTTCAATCTGATCATTGCTATCATAAGCAAGATCGATTTGAGAAATATTAGTTGGGAAACATCCCCATAGTTTATAAACAGTTTTTACAGCACCACCTGCACTGTCATCTCTTTCTAGTTGCTTAACTAGAATGTTTGCTAGATATCCACTTGTTGTATCTGGGAGAACAAGAGTAGCACTATTCTTTTCATGTGCGTTAATAGCTTCCATCCATTGTTCCATAGCTCCGCGAATAGCGAAGTTTCTATCGTTGATGAATGTTGCAGTCCATGTATCAAAGGTGCGGTCCCCCGCAATTTTCACAGTTCTGCCACGAAAAGGAACTTCAATAACGCCTAAGTTAGAAGCAGGTAATGCTGCTGCTTTGCAGAGCAGTCCACTTAACTGATCGGTGGCGTCATCGGCTAAAGATGTTTCCCCAGGGAAACTGAAATCGACTTCATAAAGATTTGGTCTTACACCATTTTGTACATTATTTAAAAAAGTTTGAATACTACTTGTGATTGCCATTTTTTGTTACCTCGTAAAACTAGAATGATTTTTATTATCTACCAACAACTTCAGAGAATGATACGCCAGTGCGAGTGGCAACAAAAGTAAGAGTAATGAAGTTAATAGATCTGGTTGGTTTTACATAAATGTCAGCAACAAACTCATTTCTATCAATCACATCAGGAGTATTATTGGAATCGTCACAAACAACTAAGAAGTCGGTAACGCCACGCTTTGCTTTTACTTCTGTGAGGTATGAGCTTACAGCATTTGAAAATGTTGCTCTAGTTGATTCATCGTTTAGTTCAAATAAAACATTTTTTGCTAGATTTCCTATTCTTCTTTCGATAGCTAAGAAAAGACGACGAACATTAATGCGATCAAATGCACTAGGCGTTGCTAAAGCAGTTTTGTCACCGAATAAAACTACACCTTGTCCAGCAAAAGAAGTGATTGGGTTGATTCTTTTCTGGTAGAGTTTATCTCTATCGGTTTTACCTGGAACATATGCTAACTTAACTACGTTTTTAAGATTGCCTCTTTGTGTTCCAGCAGGCGAATACCAATCTTCTAATGTTTCTGAAGTTTGTACACAAAGACCAGCTACATCTCCACAGCAAGGTACGTAACGATAAACATCATTGTATCTATCGTAAACATACTTATATCCACTATCAAAAATAGTATATGAGTTACTAGTGCCGAGTTGATTAAAGTATGCGATAATAGCATCTCTTTGATCTGATGCAGATGCTAACCCAACAAAATTTCTATATGGGGAAACAAAGGTGATGCAATCTTTTCTTCCTGTTGCAAGGGCGATTGCAGCTTGAGCTTTAGTTACTGTATCATTTTGTGTCGAAAGACTGCCGCCAGTTAGAATGAAATTAATGTCGATTGCTTCGGTATCAGAAAATACGTCATAACCATCAGTGTAATCTGCAACAGAAGCAGTGTAATCATCAGTTCCACCACTTAGATTGAAAGTGCCTTTTCCATTTACTAAAGTGAAGTTGTCTCCTGCATATACATAACGTGATCTATTTTTTAAAACATTTACATAATAGATCGAACCACCTTCAGAATCTAATGCAGATTCATTCGTAGAAACATATTGATATAGTTCCAATACTTCGTTTTCATCATTTAAGACGGCAACGTGGCATGTATTATTTGCCGCAAAAGAAAAATCAGGAGCAAATGCTGACCACATTACATCATTTCCGTTGTTGTCTTCGTAAAGAACAGCATCTGCATAATCTGCAGTGTAATCTACAATAACAACTTTTAGATTGTTGCCCCATGCTCCAGCTGTTCTTGCAGCAAACTTCCAGTTGTATGTTGTGTATTGTGCTTCGTATTGATCTTTTGATGCAATCAATACACCAGTTCCATTATCAGTAGCATTTTCGGAATCTGATGGTGCTATACGAACAATCAATAGTTGTCCGCCATATGATAGAAAAGTTGAAGCTGTAAACCAATCTTCGTGGTTACTTGTATTTGGTCCCCCAAATACGTCTAGAAGTTCTCTTTCTGATGCAATATTAGTAATAACGCCAACTGGTCCTTTCTCAAACAAACCTACAAGTGCTGCTGTATTTGCTTGAGTATTGACGATAGTTTGTGCTGTTAAATCACGCTCTCTAAGAACAATTCCAGGTGATACTTGACCTGCCATGTTTTTCTCCTCGTGAAAAGTAGTTCATTTTAATCTAAAAGTATTTATGAAAATGAGTATTTCAAATCGAGAATTTTTGCATGAACGATGCATGAACTAGTCACCAGTCAGGGTATTCATATTCTTTATGTATGGTTTTGGTTCTTTTAGAAAGTATTCTATTTACGGTGCAATCTTTACACTCATATGAATATGAAGATGGCAAATATCTTTTTGATTTTCTAGTTAAATAAAAATCCGATAAAAGATCTTTGGTTTCTCCACAAACTTTACAAGTTCTTTCTTTGAAAAGCAAGTGTTCTATCTCTAGAGAAAACTGATCTTCTTGTTCCATTAGAATCCCAACATGTACTCTACATCTGCATAAGGATTTCCATAACCATCGGTATACCAAATGTTTCCATCTTCATCTACAAACTTTTCTTCGGCGTCTATAATACCATCTGATATAAATCCAAACGGTGCCATGTCTTGTTCAATCTGATTCTTCTGTTCTTCGTAGATTCTCTTACGAACATCATTATCAGTCATCTCCCTAAAGTAAGGTTGAACTGCCAACCACGCAAAAAGAACCAGACACATCACGAGGTCATCATTGTATCCGTCATCAGCTTCAAACGATTGATTTTTTTGAATGAATGTTGTCAACTCACTGATGATTTCATAATCAGATATTAATAACTTATCATCTTCAATCAATGTCTTGAGGTTTGAGCACCCAACTTTTTTAGTCACCTTAGACATCTTCAACCCCATCTGAGATTTGGTGCCAGAGAATCCTTGACCCACAATCTGACCTGCTCTACCTCGCATAGCACACATCAGAATGTTGGGATACTCCAAGTCATAGTGAAGAATATTTGTGACCTGTTCTCCAATGTCATTGACTTCTGCTAAAATGTATGCCTTGTTATAGTTTTTGGCAACTTGCTCAATAATGTTAGGAAACAGGATTGGTTTGATTTCATTGTTTCGATACTTGGCAACTACCTTCCAAGGTAGAGTGGTAATATCAAATACAACAAAAGCGGAGTAATCATTGTTGGTTCCACGGGATACGTCAACGGTCATAATATAATCATGGTCATCTATTACGTCCTCGTAAACAGACAATCCCTTGTTAGTATGCAATGGGTCATCATAAACCATAGAGCGCAGCTTAGACGCCGTGATAAGAGTATCAACCGATCCCAAGAACTCACATTCAAACTCTTGTGTAAACTGCCTCTCTGAGGTGTTTCTAATGGTCTCTTCCTTCCACTTGGCATCTCTGCCAGGAACTTGACTCCAATGCACTTCCAGGGGCACGTAACCGTTCTTCTCACGCTCTGCGTCATGCCATAGCTTGTAGAACATATTCATACCCTGTGGGGTAGAAATAATAATCACCTTTGTCTTCTTACCAGACGAGATGGTAGGATATACAGAGGAGAAGAACTGCTCGGCAATGTGGTTTGGAACGAACGCAAACTCGTCAAGGAAGATGATGTTGAAAGAGTTACCTCGAACAGCGGATGATGAAGTAGATGCTGCTATAATCTTGGAACCATTATCCAGTTCCATCGAACCTTTGTTCCATGCTATAATACCTTGCTGCATCCACTTCGGTAGATTCTCATATGCCAACTGCAAACGTGATAGAAGTTCTCTTGATGTTTCTGCTTTGTTTGCTAGAATAGCAATCTTAATGTTGTCGTTGAAGACAGCATAATGCAACAGATAGGAAATAACCGTTGTGGATTTTCCTGTCTGTCTTGGAAGTTTAGCTATATTAAATCTATGATTGTGAAAATTTTCAATAAGTTTCTCTTGGAAATCATACATGTCAAAAGGAACAAGACCCTCATCCAGTGAGATAATCTTTACATAGTTTTTTGCGAAGTAAACTGGGTCATCTTTACATTTGATGAACTCTTCAACTTGTTCCTTTGTAAAACTAATAGCGGTATTCGCTTTTTTTAGATTAGGATTACCAAGATATACTGCATCACTCATTTGTTTTTTCTAAATCTCTTTCTAAACTCTTAAATGTATTTAACCTTTTTTTCCAACCATCACCCGCTGTTGTTCCTTTTGCTGGGTTGATGCATCTGTCATCATTCATTCTTTTGTTATCACAAACTAAACTAGCAAGCTCTGTCTCGCTGCCTTTCTTGGTAGTGCCAGACCAAAAATGCTGACCACCAATCCAGCACGCCCCGCATTTGGGGCAGGTTTTAGTATCCATGTGTCTTAGCTTGATATTGTAATGATATTATATATGAAAAAGAATGTTTGTTAAGTAACAAATGATATGGTTTTGTGGAGAAATGTCAGCAGTTCCACGCACGAAGCGATTTAGATAGACGGTCTTCTCCAGTGTTATTGCTATCTTTTTGTCTCTTACGCATACCTTTCATTCTTGCACAGAAACTCTTCCTACGGGGATTTCCAACCTTTTTTGAAGGTGCCTTAAGGTCGCTTCCAGGATTCTCACGCTCGTAAGATTTTCTTCCCTTTTCATTTAAACCACCTTCGGAATTTTTACCCGATTTTTTAGTCCAAGCAGC